AGAAATTCGACAGCGTCAGAAATTAAGTTGCAACCGAACATAAAAACTCCATAGACGGATACCGTCTATTTGAAAACTGTTCGGTTAGAAAATAATTCTAAACGGTATCTCGCCTATAAGCGATCGCCCCTGGTTGCTAGGGACTGGGTGTAAGAACTGGAGTACAAAGAAAGAAATATGTACTGAAGTCTTCACCTATTGATTGAATAATTTGCACTCGATCGTTTACTTCAGGTGCAAGAGTTAATTGATACATCGGTGGAAAATCATAATAGAAATTCGTGCCCGCTGCTCGTGCTGGTAGAAAACGCATATTGGAGTAAAAAGGTACTTCCGTGCGCAATGCTGTACCATTGGCTGTAATAGCACTTCCAGCCCATGTAATAGGTACGTCCACAAGTGTGAAATAACCCATTGTAGTACGATCGAACGTAGCTGCTCCATCTGGTAACCTATTTACACTCATTCTACCTGTATTTCGTGTTGAGAAAGCTCCGACACGCACACCACCTTTGTATCCTACGAAAGCTGGTATAAACCAGTCCCATAGTGATGTTTGTAATGGGAGTTGTGGATTAGCATCGCCTAACGGTAACGCTCGAAAAGCTTTATAGTTTGCATTTGAACCAAAGATTGGCAAACTATAAGTATGCGTTGCTCGTTTAAGAATCTGACGAATGCTGTGAACTGATTCTCCCATAAAGATTTGCGCCAATGAAGGTTCTGAACTAGCTTGTCCTGCTACTTCAGTTTCCACAACATCTCCTTCATTAGAAAGACCATCAATAGTAAAGGAATACAGTCGTGCTGGAACACTTCCAGTATTGGTGACAGTTATTTCGTTGGTAACTATTGAAACCTCTGTACCTGGTTGTGTTGGTAGCAAAGTTTGTGCTACAGGAACGACTGTTGTGTCAATTCCGTTACTAAAAGAGAGATTGGTACTACCACCTTCAGCTAAACACATAATTTTTGTGAGATTGCCGGTATTGAAACTTGTGATAGTTACTATTCCTCCTGCAGGTATATATACGTACGGACCTGCTTGATGACCAGAGGGTGCAGTGTTTACGAGATAAGCAGATGTGCTTTGCAATGTCCAAGTATTCGCTTTACTTACTTCGGACATATACGAAAAAGGACCTACAACATCTGAAATCACGAGTGAATTTGTCCAGGGTGCTCCTCCATTACCAAATGTAAATGGCATCTCCGTCGCTCCAGCTGGAACTACATAAGATAACTCTAGTGAAGTCAAAACTCCACCACTAGGTGGTGTTGGAAACATAACTGTCTCTGTTCCCAAAGCAGTGGTGATATCTAGAGTGGTACCTGGAGGCGCATCAGTTGTCAGTGTGAAAGATAATTGTGAATTAACTGACAACGCTGCGAGACTACCAAAAGTGAAAAGTTGATTATTATTGAAAGTTGGATCATCATTTGTACTTCCTATGAGAATTCCATTATCAATATTAAAACCTATACCAGGCAACCGATCACTATTGTTAGTGTGGAACATGTGGGAATATGTTCCTGGAATTTGAACATTAGAACCAGGTGTTGTTGCAGGAATAGGATTCAATCCATTACTCTTTGGTACAACATTCGCCAAGTTCCCAGTTCGTGGTGAAGCAACTTCGAAGTCATCACTTGCGGAAACATACACATTAACATAAATGTGTTTGTCAGTAACGCTAGGAGTAGTTAAACTATTAAGAACAAATACTGATAAAACACCATTCATTCCTATCATGGGTTCAGTATATGGAATAGCTCCATGGTATTGGAAACTAGTGCTGAGTTCAGGGACTACTAAATAAGGTACCCCTTGAGCCCAACCAACTTTCATAGTAAAGCTACAATTGTCCGAAATGTCAATAATTTGTCCATAATTGACATTGAACTCAGAAGTTGCCTGATAAGATGGGTCGAAAACTAAACGCAAACGACCTCTATGGAACTTAGAAGCTACAACTTCAAACCGATAGTTCAAAGTTCCGCGCCAATAACGAAATGGCGTTGCGATCCATGCAGGTGGTGTAAGATGCACTTCATTGACATTTAATACATAATTCATGGGACTAACTCGAATATTGTACAATAAATTATCTGGCGGTGCAGTTGTTGGCCAATCAAAAGAAGTTAGAAAAGTCTCTTTCTTTACAATTGGCAAAAATGCCATCGGGTCTGTTTTCCCAGAACCCGTCACCGTTGGATCAATAGTTATCTCTTGTTTTGCATCCAATGCTAAGGTTTGTATTGGAAATGACCGGTTGACATTTGAGATGTCAATCCATGGGTTTACAGCAATCGGTTCCACTGGATTGATAACTCTTGGCGAAGAAAAACCAAACATAGATGCTATTGCTGCTGTGGTCTCCGCAGCCATTTGAGTTGCTCTTGCATAAAGACCAATAACTGGAATAGAGATAAAATTTCCTGCTATTCTTGCAAGAGCCGTAGCTTTGCTAGACACAACACCTTGAGGTTGCATATCTTCGTACTCTCCCTCATTAGGGATAGGAACTGACGTTGGTTGTGAGTAACATACATCCTCAGCCCATGCAAACACCGATACAGTCAAAGTGTCAGTGACATTGTTTACATTACGTAAGACATTTAAGTCCATAAGTGTTAATTGACCCATCTCTCTCCACTGCCTATCAGAGATAGAAAGAGCACTCTGTGGATGCATGTATGGTAACACCAACTCTCCTGTTTCATCTTCTGCTGGGTTGATGATGACATGTGGTCGCTGGGTTGCTTCGACAAAGTCTGCAGTGACACCTGGTCTGAAAAATGTTTTTGAATCTACTAGATGAAGAGGACGGTAGGATGCTAGCAAACGACCATAGTAAAATGGTGTACTATTTACTAATATCCTAATATGCATCCTACATCTAAGTAGATGAAAGTTCGATAAACGTTCACGAACTCTATCGTTCTCCAAATATAGAGACCAAGGATCAATTGTGTGATTAAAAGCTACACTTGGTGCCCACTCAGCCGAGTAAATACGTATAGGTCGTGAAAAGAAACCTTCGACCTTATCGGTTGTGTCCGCTAACATAAAAGTGGGTTCCAGCGGTTGTGGTACACTAGTCAGAGTCTTACTGGAAAATTCCGTGAATTTAAGAGTTTCCACAGAGTCTGACTGTGCTTGTGTGTTTATATTATTACTACTATTATTAATGAAATTATTTGACATGGTTATATATAAATATGTACGTAGTTAAAACTACAATATGTGAACAATCTTCGATATGTAATTATACAAGTTGCTTTCCTTTCAAAGCATAAGCCAGGGTGTTTCTAACAACGCGCTCCCAAGCGCCAAATTGACATCTCCAGATGTCCACGTTACCAACAACGTGCAAGGGGGTGTTTTAACGTGCACCCAGCACTACATGTTCTCAAAGATATCGACTATATCAAGCATCTCCTTTTCTGGTGTATTATTTTCTTCCTCCAACACCAAGAAATGGCGATTTTCGATGTCAAGGCACCAAGCATCATAAGATAGCGTTGTTTCTGGAATGTAAGGTCCATTCGCTAACTGCACTGCCTCATGAATTCTGGAACGATAATATTCAAAGACTTCTTTTGGATGTCTTGATAACTCTCGTAATCCTTGCACGATGTTATTTTTGAGAATAAGCCATTCATCTTCTTGCGGTTTATGCAAACAATGAAGTGACTTCATGATGGAATCTGGTTCAATAGGTGCATGCACAATACGTGTGACATCTCCACGTGGTTTAATGGTATCCACCACTCGGAAATATCGCTTACAAATTGATGCTTGCCTGATATTGACAAAACGAACTATTTCAGATTCCTTGTCCGGCATGGTGTACTTGATTCCAAGTTCTGCTAACCAATTCGAAAATTCAATCATATTAAACCAATGACTGATTTCTGGTAAAATGGCCGCTAATGAATCATCACCTACGTACCCAGCATGCACATATCCTCTAAATGCTCCAACATCTGGGATGGATTTGTACTGTTCCTTAAATTTAATGTAGAAAAACACACGAAATAATAAGGCATTGACAATACTATTGACAATTACAGTACATGGATTTCCAGATGGTTGATATCCAAAGAACCGCATCAGTGTACCATTAAAAGCATATACTGGACTTGCAATATCAGAAAACCAAGTCTCCAACATAACAATGTGTTTCTTTGAATAACCAAATGCACTTGCAAGGGCTGAGAAAACCGAAGCAACAGCCCAAATTAATTGGGCACTGATCTTTTGATCATATGTTGAATAATCACCATTCATCATATGATGTCCACCCCATGTATTCATAAAATCAAACACTTGATCCCACTCTGTGGTTGTGGTACGAATACCAAACCAGTTTTCAGATAGAATAGGATTAGAAGCAATGAAAGCGATTATAGGACAAATTAACATCCTTCCTACAATCAGGAAACACATGGGTAAAACAAAGAAGATTCGTGCTTTCTTCTTTGTTTTTGGAAGAGGTTCATCTTTAACAGAACCTTTTGAAATTGGTGTGACCCTCTTCCCTTGTTCCAGCAAACCTGAAATACGTTCAACTTCCTCGGTAATATATTGTTTCGGACGATAAATTTTAGTACCATCTTCAAGTATTTCTTCATCGAGGTGTTCATATTTCTTGCCAGTCAATCCAAGTCCTGGTGATGTATCCACATTCATTGGATTGATACCCAAATCACGTCGCCCATTTAAACCCTCAAATAAATTCATGGGTTGTGCAACATAACCTAGAACAGCAATGTGCTCAACCATAGGTTTCACATAATCCATCACTGCCCACAAAAGGGCATCAGCAGGTATTGGTTTTGCTGGATGTTGTGCAGCTTGAAAACTGGCCGCATAATTCTTTGTGGCATTCATCGGTGGTGGTCCCCACTTCTGTTCAATTCCAAGTTTTTCAAGATGAGGTGAAAGAAGTGAGTCGACGACTGTTGAACGTGATGTCCCTCTCGTATGTGTCGCTGTACCGAAGACTTCAAACATTGGAGTATTGTTATTAATGATGAGCGGAAAATTACAAGCCGCGCGTACATCAACATCATCTCCTGTATAAATGTCCTCAGAAAAACATCGTGTTTCTACTTTAACGAGAGGAGCAGGTGGTTGTATTGGGATTTGTGCTTCACCACCTTCATACTGCAATGTAATTTCCTGACGCTCACTTAAACATTCCAACATATCTCGAGTAATTAACTCAGAGACTGCTAAAGTGTTCCCACGAGCATTATGTAACCCAATAATTGCATTAATTTTTCCCATTGAGATCCAAGGGCAACAACAATCCCCTGGTTGAGTTATTCCTGTGATATGACCAGAATATCCATAAATCTCAGTAGAGTTTGTACGGCTGACTGATAAATCACACAACACTCTTGGCATCTTGTCTGGGTCATTGCAATTGGCAATAATTGCTTGTACTTGACCACCACTCGCTTTCTCAATAAAAAGCTCACGAATGTCACCAGTGGTGGGTAATCCATTTGCTACAATTGCAACATGATCTGAACCAATGCACTTCACAGTAAGTTGGTCTAATCGCACTGTAAATTCTCCATTAACTTTTTTCCGATTTTCTGTGGAGAATACCATCGTAGCACCTAAATCCATCAACTTAAATGAATGTTTGGGCAAAATGACGTAATTTGAACATACTCTTAATGCCGTGCATAAAACTTGCTTACCTGGATCAATCCCAGGTGCACAAACAAAATAACAATATGTTCGTATTTTCCTTGCCATATCCATATACGTGGTGGTTGATGTCTTATGTGATGCCAAGAGATAGGATTGAATAGGTGCCTTAACAGCCCATTCATTTGGTTCTGCAATGCGTGTAGTTATATCAGACATTGATTTGGGTTGAAGATTTCCTTCTTCAATGGCAGAAAAATTCAAATGTCTAATAAGTTGGCGCATTACGGCCATCGCACCAACAGCAAATGGGACAAACAAAATTCCATCCATAATACTGCAAGCTGCATCTGGCAGGCCAAAATTATAAGCCTCTTCAAGCTGTTCTGCTAACAGCTCGGTCATAACGCGTCGTGAAGTTAACACGACTCCCAATGCCACATACAATAAAAATAACGTGACCAATAGGGAAAACCATGCTGGCACAACACACAGCATTAGTAAGTAGAGCAACATAGATAGGAAAGCAAATATTTCATACTTCCCTACAAATTTCCAGGTGAGATGAGTACAATAAATACTGAATTTGTTTATGACGTACTTTTCAATCCTTTCACTATCAAAAGGAGTTGCTGTTCGATTTAAGAAATGAATCATCGATCGTCCAGCACTTCTTCTAATCTCGTTTTGATTACGACGAATAGAAGGATGGAAAAGATTGTAGGTAGCGCGAATCATCTCTGTTATTCTACCTTCTTCTTTGAGTATAGGCGTATGCAACTCCGGTTTATCACATTGGCACTTGTGTTGAACTTTATAACACCGACCACAAACACGCAACTGACTTTGAGCCTGAAAATTGGCTTTATTTCGTGCTTGTTCACGATTATGTGCCTCATTGGCCTGTAAGATTTCCGGTATAATGACATCCATACACTTCCATGGACCGGCAGTGTATGAAACTTTTCCATTTTCGACCTTATAGCGCATGTAACGCCCTTCCATATGTTGTTCTGGTATGTTGTCCTTCACGCGAATCAGGGATGGGATCAATTTTCCTGTTTCATGACGACAATATTCCTTTGCACGCACCTCTAATTTTACATCAACACGATTATAGATGGATTGTGGATCATTGGATTGTTGATCCGCTCCCAACGTCCAATCGTTGGTCCCAATAATGATAAGCTTAGGTTTGATGGGAATACAGTTCTTTTCATCAACATCAGCTTTAATCGCCATAGTAGGGGCGACATCATTATTTCGACGTAAGCGCGCACATGGTGCTTCTGGTAACTTAGTCCAGTCTTTAGAATTATTGAAGTCTGGAAAGACAACAACGTTTGTTAATCCAGTGTGAGGGTCAAACTTATCATTATCCACTACTTCAGCAATGTTTTCATGATGCGTGGCATATCCGCCAAGAGCCCCACACTGGTGGTAAATTGTGGGAGTAATTGAAGTTTTCCCACAACCGGATTTTCCATACAGAGATACAGTAAATGGTCGTTCTCTGAAACCCGAAACTGCCATCTGTGCTTTAATGTCTGTAGACAAAGATGTCAACTTGGCAGTAGTTGACAAAGCAATTGCTGCTGCACTACCGCGAACTTGTTTTACATATTCGCGTAGATCTACTAGCACCCGTTCTACTTTTGCACTGTATACTTCAACGGATATACCGTGTTTCTCTTTCAACATACGATTCTTAAAATCCACTTGCATTGAAAGTAAAGTACATGCAGTGTGTAGAACTCCTCTACCATGGATATATCCATACAATGGTTCACCATTACAAAATCTTTTCATAACTTCGAGACTAAATTCTGCGGCACGAAGAATAGCGTTTGGGAGATCAAGTCTCACATCTTGTGTTACTTGATCTACAAAAGATTTACTGACAACTTCGAGTGAACCAACTGTCAATCCTTTACACATTCCACTAATAGACACGATTCCCAAAGTATCTAAGAAGAATCGGTAAAGTGGTGTGTCGTAAAAACTGATGCTAAGATCCTTAGCTGACCGAATATATTTAAGTAACATCTCAAAAGTATCACTCACCCCTTCTTCTGGGAGAGGACGTGAGCGCTTAGTAATGATTGTTGCCATAGCATCACTGGTATATTGCGTAATTAAAACCATCGCAGCAGTGATAAATTGTTCGGTCGTTTCTAAGGTAAGAACGTGCGAAAAGAAGACAGTCAGATTGATAGATACTGATACTATCTTTGTTGTTTCATCTTCGTTTTCCAATGGAAGATTTCCAACAATAGTTTCCGTAAGTTCCTCCTTAGTATTTTCTGAAAAAGCTATTTCGTCCACAGGTGGTGTGGCGATAGATCGTTCAGAAATTGGTTCGTCTTCATATGAAGCAAAAACACTAGCACCATCTGGTTCTACACCACGTGGATGGTTTCGAAAACTTTCTTTCCTACCTCCACCAAGTGGGGGGGGATCAAGTATTTTGGGGCTTACTAGCATTTGTTTAACACCATTAACTACATGGTAAACTGCTCCAGATAAAGAAAATACTGTTTTCAATTCGTTATCAATATTAGAGGTTTCTCCGTTACACATTTCTGTGGCCCCCGGATTTTCGGGACTATTATTACTGATTATTACCTCATCTTCACTATCATCTTTATTCCTTTGTTGCCATCCTAAATCGCTACCATAGGCATATCTTGAAAGGTCTGAATCAGATAGATTTCTTTTCCACAATAAGACATTTGTTCGCTTGGTTGCTTGTTTAACCATTGCATCCGAAGATGGCCCTTGGTTTTCAGGACTATTATTTGGAGGGTCAATAGGAGAATTGCCTGTCATGTTCATAAACGGGTGAGTAAACGAACATGTCAAGCACTTTCCTAGACCGGATGGCCTAAGGAGAGTGTTGTTGACACGTGAAGAAAGGCGTCAGGTTCATTTGAACCCTAACCGGGAATTAAATGAGATTATGTTCCTAGGCTAGAACGTCTCAATTCCCATTCTTCCTGAACATGGGCTAGCCAGAAAATAACAAATAATATATGACCATTGAGTTCCACTCCGTAGAGATATTTAAGGAAAACAATGTTTCAAAATTATCTGAGAGCAAGCAGTTATTTCACTGCAAACATAGCCATTTCTTCCCTTAAGAAAGGATCTTTAAAAGAACATTATATGTTTGGTTTTACTGCCTTGCAATTCTAGTTCATTCCATGAACCGAAGAACTTCTCTTCTAGTTTGGGACCCACTATAACGTGTGTCCAAATACCCAAAGGGTGTTTGATTAAATAGAAAAGGGGGTTTAGGTTTCTATTCCACCTAGTAAGTCAGAATAATTTCTAGTTATTGAACGCATTCCTGCGCCCATAATAGGTATGGTTAACCTATCCAGACTAGTTGTTTGTGTGTCGGGTGGAACTCCTTTCCGAGAGTTCCCAACCTGCTTAATACTAGATATCGATCGAACACAATCATATACCTCAAAATAGAGAGTTAAAGGATCTTAATAATATTGTGTATTATAAGATCAATATATGTATATAATACATAGCATTAATACTCTATATAAGAGAATAATACAACTGTAATATAAACTGAATAACAATCCTATTAAGAAAATGTTAAACCGCTATAAACAGAAGCAATATCCTCTTAATACATTGAGATATGTCGTACAATACCACGACTTTTCTTAAATGATTACTAAGCA